GGCCCAGGAGCCCTTACCTTGCCGTTAAAAAAAGGCACCGTCTCGAAAACCGGCAAGCGCATCGGGCCTCCGATCAAGTTTACCTTGGACCTGCAGCGCGAGTTCTGCGCCCTGTACGCCCGCGGTGGCACGGTGCCGATGGCCGCCAAGAAGTGCGGGGTTACCAGCGTCACCATTTACGAGCACGCCCGCACCGACGAAAACTTCAAGGCCATGTACGAGGCGGCCACTGAACTCAACACCGATGACTTGGAGAGCCTGCTGCATCAGATGGCGCGGGCCGGGAACATCACGGCATTGTTCGGCACCCTCAAGGCGCGGCGCCCGGAACGTTGGCGCGACAACTTCAAGATCGAGCATGGTGGCTCGCTGATATTGACCTCCGCCGATCAGCTGGAGCAGGCGCGTAGTCGCAACACGGCGCGTGACTTGCCGGCCTTCGAGGCACGCCACTGATGGTTTACAGAACTGGTGTTCGCCGAGCCATGCTTAGTGCGAGCCGTAGTGCGCCACGCGAGGCACAGCTGTTCCGGATACGGCTGGTTAGCGACGGGGCGAGGTACCGGCGAACGGCAATCGGCCATCTTGGAGGTCATAGCTGATGGCCAAGCCACAGCGCAAGCTCACCGCGCTCCAGATCGAGGTCGAGCTGCGCAACGACATCGCCGCTTTCCAGCACGATCCGGCCGGTTTCGTGTGGTACGCGTTCCCGTGGGGCCAGCCGGGACCGTTGTTGCATCAGCGCCCGCGCAAGTGGTTCCTGAAGCTGTGTGAGCGTGTTCGTGTTAAGTTGCTGGCCAATCAGGGTCGTCCCATAGACGCGTGGGAAGTGGTGCAGCAGGCGGCAGCTTCGGGCCGTGGCACTGGCAAGTCGGCGGGCATTGCCATGTTGATCTTGTGGGCCATGTCCACGTTCGAGAAGACCCGCGGCAAGGTTACCGCCAACACCGGCGATCAGCTGCGCACCACCACCTGGCCGGAGTTGATCAAGTGGCACGCGCTGATGATCAACCGGCACTGGTTTGAGTGCACTGCGACCGCGATCTTCCATGTGTTAGACGAAAAGAATTGGCGGGTGGACGCTGCCACCTGGAGCGAGACCAATTTGGAGGCGTTCCAAGGCCTGCACAACCTGGGTCGGCGGCTGATTCTGGCGTTCGATGAGGCCTCGGGCATTGCCAACAAGGTCAAGGAGGTCACCGAAGGCTCGTTGATCGGTGAGGGCACCGAGGTGATCTGGTTGGCGTTTGGGAATCCGACCCGTAGCAAGGGCTGGTTCCGCGAGTGCTTTACCCGTGAGCGTGAGTTGTGGGACTCGGTGACGATCGACTCGCGCGACGTCGAGGGTGTTAACCTGGCGCGGGTCGAGCGTTGGCGGCGGCTGTACGGCGAGGCCTCGCAGTTCTTTCGCATCCACGTCATGGGCCAGTTCTGCGAGGCTGATGCCAATCAGCTGATTTCCGGCGACTGGCTGGCCGAGGCCCGTCAGCGCGGCGCGGAGTTCCCACTCACCGGCGACGGCTCATTGCCCAAGCTACGGGTGAGCGTGGACGTGGCCGACGGCGGCGAGGACGATACGGTGGTCACGGTGGGGCGGCACTGGCATGCGGCGGTCGAGGGGCTGTGTCAGCGGGTGTTCTCGTTTCTGCCGGGCGTGGCGCCAGTCGAGGCCGCCGATGCGGCCGAGCGTATGTTCCTGGAGTGGGGTGGAGTCAAATCGACCGATGACTTTGTGGTGGACGGTCTCGGAGTTGGCGCCGGCACGGTGGGCACACTCATGAAGCGCGGTTACAACGTGATCCGCTATTGCGGTGGTGAGGCGTCGTCTAACCCCAAGCGTTGGCGTTGTCGCCGGGTGCAATCCTACATGGTGACCCGTGATGCACTGCGCAACGGCTCGCTGTTGCTGCGGTCCAATTTTTGCGAGGACCAGGAGGCGTGGGACGAGTTCGACGCGCAGGTGACCTCGGTCAAGTCCAAGCCTGGTACCGAGCGGCTGGAGGATCTGGTCACGCGTGAGGAGATGCGGCGCGACGGCCTGAAGTCCCCGGACCGCGCCGATTCGCTGGTGATGCAGTTCGCCACGCAGGCGCCCAACGCGCAGGCCGACGCGTCGGTGCGGCTCCAAGTGGTGACGTCGCCTTCGCGGCTGTTGGAGGGCATGTATGGCCGGTAAGATCGCCCAGTTCCCGGGGATGACGCCGCAGGACGTGACGCCGCGGCAGGTGGTGTCCTACGAGGTGTCCAACTTGTTCGGCGCCAAGGTGCAGGAGCGCTACAACCCGGACGACCTGGCCACGCGCAAGGGGCTGGCGGTCTACTCGCGCATGATGAACGACGAGCAGGTCAAGGCGGTGATGACGTTCCGCAGCGCCTCGATCACGGCGCGTGGCTATGAGTTCCGCTACGAGGACGATTCGCCGCTGGCGCCCGACGAGCGCGACCTGCGCATCGCCTTCTTCCAGCGCAACGTGTGCGATCTGCGCGGCAGCTTCCAGGACGCGCTCAACGGCATCCTGCGCGGGCACGTGTTTGGCTTCTCGTTGACCGAGAAGGTTTACGACACGGTCGAGTACGAGGGCAAGTCGAAGCTCGGCCTGGCGGCGCTGCTGTCGCGCGAGGCCGCCTGGTTCCGGTTCTTCACCGACCGTTACGGCACGCTCGACCGCTGCGAGCAGTGGATCGGCAACGAGAAGCTGGCAATCGACCTTAGCAAGTTCATCCACTACGTGCGGGCGCCCGAGGTCGACCGTTACTACGGGCAGAGTGACCTGCGGGCCGCGTACCGGGCCTGGTACATCAAGGACGTGCTGATTAACCTGTACGCCACCTACCTGGAGCGCTTCGCCGGTGGCTTCGCCTACGCCGAGATCGGCGATACCGCCAACCTGAGCGCCAACACCACGGAGTACAACGCGCTCAAGACCGCGCTGGAGAACATCCGTAACCTGGCCTCGGTCATGGTGCCGCCGGGCGTGGTGCTGAAGTTCTTCCAGCCGACCAGCACCGGTGAGAACCGCGAGGCGCTGACCTACATGGACCTGGCGATCGCCAAGGCGGTGCTGGTACCGAACCTGCTGGGCCTGTCGCACACCGGGCAGACCGGGGCCTTCAGCCAGTCGCAGACCCAGCTGGAGGCGTACTTCATGACCACTGCGGCCGATGCCACGCGGCTAGAGGACGTGCTCAACGAGCAGCTGTTCCGCGACCTCGGCGACCTCAACTACGACGACGGCCAGTACCCGCGTTTTTACTTCAAGCCGGCCTCGCAGGAGCACGTCAAGTGGATCGTGGACACCTGGAAGGCGCTGGCCGGCGGTAATACGGTGCAGACCACCGAGGCCGATGAGGCGCACCTGCGCAAACTGCTGGAGATGCCAGCGCGCACCGCGGACGACGTGCTGATGAAGGAGGAGAATCTCAAGCTGGAGCAGCAGTACGCGCCTGAGCCGGCGCCGGTACCATTCACGCTCGACCAGCTCAACGCCACGTTGCTCGAGCGCGACGAGCGGCTGCTGCTAACTTTTACGCAGGCCGTGGACAAGATTTCGAGGCCCGCGGCCGTATCGGACGGACCCACAAGGTTATTCATCCCCGGTCGCACCGACGCGCCGTCGGGCCTCGATCCCAAACACGGCGCCCCGCGCTCGGTGGGCCCGGTCACCTTCGCCCGCGCCGTTAACCGCGTCGACTTCGCCTTGATTGAGCGTCGTCACGAGTTGGCTTCGACCGACGCCGTTGAGCAGGCGGCGCGGTTGATCGCCCGCGCGGCGCGCCGGGCGCTGAACGACGAGAAGCTGGCCGGGCTGCTGGACCAGGACGTGGCCGACATCGGCGAGTTGACCTTCGATGGGGCTGACGTGGGTAAGATCAAGGGCGCGCTGAAGGAGGCGCTGGGCCGGGCCTGGGCGCTGGGCACCGAGACCGCGCGCCGCGAGGTCGGCAAGGCGCAGGGGCCGGCGGCGACCTTTGCCACGCTGCGCGACAACGCGGCCGAGTACTTCGAGGCCAACGGCTTCCGCATGGCGGCCAACCTGACCGACGGCATGCGCGCCATCATCCAGCAGGAACTGCTGCAGGCGGTGAAGTCCGGGCTGCGGCCCGAAGACGTGGTGGCGCGCATCTACGACCGGTTGATCCGTAAGGGCTTCACCACCCAGACCGCGGTCGAGCGCGAGGAGACCCGCGCCGGGGTGCTGCCGCTGCTGGAGACGTTGCTGGAGGATGCGTTGGACGTGGCCAATGTGCCGGCCTACCTCAACACGCTGGTGCGTACCAATACCTTTGAGGCGCTTAACGAGGCGCGCTTTGCCGCGTTCGAGGACCCAGACCTGGCCGGTTTCGTGGTGGCCTACGAATACAGCGCCATCCTCGACGACCGCACCACGCAGATCTGCGAGGCGTTGGACGATGGCATCTGGCGCAACGACTCCGAAGTGTGGGATAGCTACCGGCCGCCCAACCACTACAACTGCCGCAGCCTGCTGGTGCCGGTGTTCGTCACCGACGGCTGGGACGGAGCGGAGTCGGCGGCGCCCACGGTCGAGCCGCAGGAGGGTTTCAAGTGAATAGCGTGATGGACGAAGCCTTGCAGTTTCTCGCCCCGGTCGCGCCCGGCCCGTCGCCGCCCGAGCAGCAGGTGCAAGAGGAGGTTGAGTTGTTGCGGCAGGTGGTCGCCGACTCCTACGGCTACGCGCTGGTGCCGGATCCGTTCACGGACGCGCGCCCGGTGCGGATCGCCGACTACTTTGCCCGCTACCCGGCGCCGACGGTGTTGGTGACGCGCGGCGGGGTGACCCGCGAGCTGGTGCTGGTGGACGTGCCGCGCGGCGACCTGTGGGGCGTTGAGCTGGACCACGGCGGCGGGCGCAGCACGCTGGCCGCGTATTACTGGAACAACGAGGCCGGGTTCCAGTTCTTCGCCTACATCTCGCAGGCCACCGCCCAGGCGCTAGCCGACAGCTACCTGCTGCGGCAGGAGGAGGCCGCGTGATCAACTGGAAGGCATTCTGGGGTGGGCTGTCGCAGCCGTGGCTCACGCTGACGGCGTTGTTGATGATCTGGCTGCTGGTGCTTAACGCCTGCGCCTCAGCACCGACCGCGTACACGCACCCGACCAAGACCACGGTCGAGTTCGACGCGGACCGCTACGCCTGCAACCAGGACGCGGCGCTGTATGTCGGGCAGCCCAGCGCCGAGACGGTGGGCGGGGCGGTGGTGGTTTCGCTGATGGCGCGGCAGCGCATGACGCGACGGTTCTACGAGTGCATGACGGTGCGCGGTTGGACCGGCCCCGGAGCGCACGCGAACTACAGCCGCGCCGTGTACGGGGGTGCGGCGTGAACATCGGCGAGAAGGCCACCACCCTGGCCTGCGGCCACGACCGCGAGACGGTGTTGGCGCAGGCGGCCGCCGTGCTGCAGGGCATCCTGCTGGAGGACCTGGACGCGCTGATCGGGGGCCGCGAGGTGGCGTGGTTGGTCGCGGCGGCGATGGTAAAGACGGTGGTCAACGGCGCACCGCGGGTGGTGACGCGGGTGCTGAGCGATCACGTACAGACTGACGACAGGGTCGGGTGAACCATGGACATCAAGAACGTCGAGCTGTTCAGGACCGGTCGGTGGAATGACATCAAGACTTTCACCGAGGCCGACCTGGACGCGATGGTGGAGTCGTTCACCGAGCTGACCATGGCTGGGCGGGTGCCGCTGAAGTTTGGCCACAATGAGGAGCAGCCGTTCACGGACGGTCAGCCTGCCTTGGGGTGGGTGTCGCGATTGTGGCGCGACGGTGAGATGCTGTTCGCGGATTTCACCAGTATGCCGCGCGTCGTGTACGACGCGGTCAAGGCGGGTCTTCATAAGTTTGTTTCGGTTGAGCTGCTGCGTGACGTGGCACACGGCGGGAGGGAGTTCCCGTGGGTGCTGAGCGCGGTGGCTCTGCTGGGCGCTGACATACCTGCGGTCAGTGGCCTCAAGGATCTGCAGGCGTTGGCCATGTCGCGGAGGGGCGCGCTGCGCTCCGGTGCGCGGGTCACGTTCACGCGGGACGTATCAACAAACGGAGGTCGCAAGACCATGGCTGACGATAAGGAAAAGGTGGAACTGTCAGCGCTTACCGCACGGGTGGATGCGCTGACCGGGAAGCTGGAAACCTTCTCGACGGAGAACGCCACCCTGAAGGCCGACAACAAGCGGCTGAAGGACGAAGCGGACGCCCGTGAGAAGGTCATCAAGACGGAGAAGGTGACCGCGCAGCGGGCGGCCATCGGGCTGAAGTTCAAGGCGGCGATCGATGATAAGCTGATCCTGCCGTCTACGCAGGAGCGGTACCAGCGCGGGCCGGAGTACAAGTCGGACGAGACCGTGCTCGGCATCAAGCTGGATGACGTGGACGCCTTCATCAAGGACAACCACGTGGTCGGCGTCAAGCCGAAGCCCAAGTCAAAGGCTGGCGGCGAGGCCACCGACGCGCTGGGCGGGGACGACGCGGAGAGCCCCGAGGCCCTGGCCGTCGCTGACACCACGCTGTTCAAGCTCGTTGAGCACGAGCGGGCCACCAACTTGCAGTTCTCCAAGGAACCGTGGGGCGTGGTTCAGCAGCACCTGCTGCGCAAGTATCCGAAGTTGGCTGAGGCCTATCGCAGCCAGCCCGGCATCAAGGGAGGCGCAGGCGCATGACGGCACAGAACAGGTGGTTTGGGCTGACAGTGGCGGCAGGCGCCGACCTCTCAGGCGCGGCTTCGATGTACAAGGCGGTCGCCGTGGGCGGCACGATCGCGTCTACCAACCAGAACGCCCTGGGCTTGTTGCAGAATAAGCCGAAGACCGGTGAGGGGGCGACCCTCGGCTACTTCGGCGAGATGAAGGCGTACGCGGGTGCGGCCATCACCGCCGGTAACCGGTTGATGATCACGACCTCGGGCTTCGTGATCCTCGGGACCTCGGGCACCTTGCCGATTGGCAAGGCGTTGGAGACCGCCAACAGTGGCGACCTCTTCCGGGGCATCTTCAACTTCTGCCAAGG